GCGCGGCATTAATGGCAGCAGGGCAGGCAAGAGCGTCTGAAGCTGTTCATCTGCCTGCACTGCGGTTCAATGATGACAGGCAAGAGCGATTAAAGCCGCTTACCTGTTCAGGCTACGGTTCGACACCGGCAGAAGGGCCGTCAGAGCAGTCCTGCGGTTTCGGTTAACACCTGCTCGCACCACTGCTCAACGCGCTCATCGGTGACCTCGAACTGATTCACATCATCAAGCGCCAGACCCACAAACTGCGAGCCATCTGCACTCAGCGGTTTCGGGCTGGTGAACTCATAGCCTTCAAGCGGCCAGTAGCCAACAAAACGTACTCCCATCGGCTGCAGCAAATCGTGCAGCATGCCGAGCGCATCTAAAAACCACTCGCCATAGCCAATCTGATCGCCCATGCCATACAGTGCGACAATCTTGTTTTGCAGATTCAGCGCGGGCAACTGCGGCCAGATCGCCTCCCAGTCCTCCTGCAACTCACCGAAATCCCAGGTCGGGATGCCCATGATCAGCAAGTCGTACTGCTCCATCAGGCGCGGGTCGTCATCTTTCACGTTATGCAGCGTCACTAACTCTTCGCCAATAAAATCGCGAATTTTCTCCGCTACGATTTCGGTGTAACAGGTACTGGAACCGTAAAAAAGACCGATTTTCATATTTACCTAGCAAAAACAGTTATTTATATGTTTAACAGTAACTTACAACCACGTTTAAGGTTAGTAAGGGTTAATGAGGACTAACCTCTGCCGCCAATCTGCCGCCACTTTTTGCCATTGCTATTGGATTGAGTTTTATAGCTGTTTCTAAATGCTCAGGGGCAAAGTGGGCGTATCTCATCGTCATACTGATGTCATGATGCCCCAAGATTTTTTGAAGCACTAAAATGTTGCCGCCGTTCATCATAAAGTGTGCAGAAAAAGTGTGCCTTAGTACATGTGTCATCTGGCCTTTGGGCAGGTGAATAGATGAATTCTTGATTGCCCTTAAAAAATTGTAATGGCAGTCATCGAACATGATTTCTTTCTTGATGCCGTTAAGTTCTTTGTAAAACTCTTTCGAGATCGGCACCGTACGATTTTTCTTGCTTTTAGTATTGGTGAACGTGATTTTGCTGGGGCTTAGTTGTGACCTGCGAAGATTTTGTGCCTCACTCCATCGTGCGCCGGTAGACAGGCATATTCTTATTACGCGATTCAAATCGACGTCTGCGCTACTGATTTCTAATAAACGCTCTATCTGCTCCTGATCAAGCCAGGCCATTTCACGCTCAGTAGTGCTTAACTTTCTTAGCTTCTCAAGTGGATTGGGTAGGGACCATTCACCAAGCCTGCTAAGTTCGCTAAACATGCTGTTCAAATGAGAGTGGTCCATATTTAAAGTGGTGTTTGATGCACCATAGGGAAAGCGCTTATCTAAATAAATTTCTCCACTCAATCGCATCTTGCGATAATGGGCAAAATCATTTGCAGTGAAGTCGGTGGCGCGAGGATTTCCCAAAGCGTTAGCAATAAGTTTCAGTTTTCGGAAAACCATTAAACCCGACGATAAAGTCTGCCCGTGCAGGTCATACCAAAGCTGAGCTAATTCTAAAAGAGATCGCTTGTCGGTTTTTTCAATGATCCACGGCCTGCTTGCTGATTCATTCATTACATATTGTTCGTAAGCAACGGCCTCCCCTTTTGTCGGGAACGACTTCCTGATTCGCTTCTTATCGCGTCCTTGTGGGTAGCACTCACAAAGCCATTTCCCTGTCGAAAGTTTCCGCACGCTCATAGTTAGCCTTTGCGCATAACCAAAGAGACAAATCCCACAAACTTCACGTCAGACATAGGGCAGTCAAAACTACCTGACTCATTGGAAATTCTTACTTTCTGCTGAGGTAGGCGCATCACTTCTCTAATAGACTTTTTGCCGTCTATATCCATCAGCCACAATCCATCACACACGTCTTTAGCACCCTGGTCCATAAGGTATCTGCCCTTGCCAACGAAGAGTACGCAAGGTGAACTCAGATCCTCTGGATAAAGCTGCTTATCATAAAAAAGTGACTCACCTGAAGTGAGCTCACCATTCTCAAGCACAGCACTGGGAACTTTTAACGTAAGGTGGTTCTCATTTGCGTACTTTTCCCCCGTCCCAAAAGCCAGCCACTCAACATTAATTCCTGTTTCAATGGATGCTTGAATCACCCAATCGGCAGGAAAAATGTCCCTCATGTATCTGGAGGCCATTGTGCTTTTTGCTACTCCGAGCTTGTCACACAAGGCCTGACGAGTCTTGAAGCCGTAAGCCTCAAGAAGCCGTTGTACTACTTTCTGACCACCTGTATTAAAGTCCATAGTTCTCATTGGGGTTCAATTTAGTTTGACAGGTACCCCATATCGGATCTAAATTGTCCTCGAAGTACGAATTCGGGTTCTTCTTAGGTCTGATTGGGCTTAATTAGATATCAATAAGCAAACATTGAGAGTATTGCATGATGCAAAACAACATTTCAATCACGCTTCTGGTTCCTCACATGACTAAGGAGCGCTACAGCGAAGCTACTGGTCTTGATATGAGCACCATCGATCTGATGCTGGGCGATGGCCGTTTGTCTCCTTTTCGTCATCGTCTTGGTAAAGAGGGCAAGCGCGAAAAGGTTCTAATTAATCTTGTGGCGCTAAGCGCTGATGCAATTCGTTCTTATCAGGAGGCTGAGCAGCAAGCAGTAAAAGTCTCCAAGTCATTGAGCCGCAATTCCTTAAAAAGTACTCAATAGCATTATCGAAACAGGGAAGGGTGATTGCATGTTTGATTTTCGAGTTTCTACACATAGCCATTTTGATGATGCTTGCCGGGCGTTTGCACTGAAGCACAACATTATCCAGCTGGCTAATAAAGCTGGACTGAACCCACAAACCATACGTAACAAACTCAACCCGGAGCAGGTTCACCAGTTAACCGTTCGTGAAATGCTGCTGCTGACCGATCTCACTGAAGACGCAACGCTGATCGACGGCGCACTGGCGCAACTGCAGTGCTTGCCATGTGTGCCAGTTAACGAAATGGCGCATGAGAATTTGCCTGCTTATGTCCTGAAGGCTACTGCCGAAGTGGGGCAGCTGGCTGCCGGTGTGGTCTGCCAGGAGCAATTAACAACTGCCTGCCGCCGTAGTCTGGTCCAGAACGTACACGCAGGGATCCGCTGTCTGACTCTGGCAGCACTGGCGGTTCAGGCACGAGTGCATTCTAACCCTGCACTTTCAGGTACTGCTGATGTGTTAAGCGGTATCGGTGCATCAATCGGGATGGTCTGAGATATGGCGTTTTCAGTGGCTCCGCTTCTGAAGCGGCAAAGTCCATCACACGCATACGGCCACGGCTGGATTGCGGCAGATAAGGGCAGGCGCTGGCACCCGGCAATTTCACAGGCCGAACTGCTGGCAGGATTAACGGGTAAGAGGAAAGAATCATGGGTTACAAAGCTGAAAGTATTACTGTTCAGATGAACGCGGGGCAACGCGCAAGTGCGCTTAATCATATCTCTTCGCTTCGTACCATGATGTACGGCGATTGCAGCAATGAACTCAAACGCTTTATCGCAGATATGCGTAATAAGCGTGATCATCAGGCTGAACAGAATAGCCGCGCACTGAGCGCAATTTTCTTCCTGGCTAATATCAGCAAAGAACGTCACAGCGTTGATTTCAGTGAACTGACGAGTGACGAAGTTAAGGCGCTGATTGGTGCAATGAATCACTTAAAAGCAGTCGTGAGTTTATTTCCAAAGAATCTGACGTTACCTAATTAATTAACCCAACGAAGTTAAATGGCGTAAACCCGCCGGGCATTTTTTTGCCCGAATTCAGGAGAAAGAGAAATGCGAAATATCCAGACCCGTAATTTTAAAGCTGATGACGACGCGCTAAATGCCCTGCTGAGCAAGGCAAAAACTGAGCAGCGCAGTGACGATGCTCTGTCCGTTTCTATCCGCCTGGCCGCACTGGCAATTCATGCCCGCCAGCAGGAAATGTCAGCGGCGGAAATCATCGAGCTGCTGGACAAAGAAGCAGAACGCTTTGAGAACCAAGCGCAGGAGCTGCACTGATGGCTGATTCAATGGATATGGTACAGCAGCGCGTGCAGGAAGAACTGGCGCGCAATCTGGCTAACGCTACTCACCGCCCGGCAGGGGCGAGTGAGTTTTTCTGCCTGTCGTGCGGTGAAGAAATCCCGGAGAAGCGCCGCCGCGCACTGCCGGGCGTTTCCCTCTGCGTGACCTGCAAAGAAATCAGTGAGCTGAAAAGCGTGCATTACAAAGGGGCGGCATTATGAAAACCATCCTGAAATGGGCCGGCAGCAAGTCCGGCCTGATGCCTGAACTGATTAAGCACCTGCCCGCCGGTGATCGTCTGGTTGAGCCGTTTGCCGGTTCCTGTGCGGTCATGATGAATACGGATTACCCGGCTTATCTGGTTGCGGATGTTAATCCCGATCTGATTAACCTCTATCGCCAGGTTAAAGAGCATACGCGCCCGTTTATTGTCGTGGCGGCCTCGCTCTTCAATCAGAACAAAACTGAAGAGAGTTATTATAAGGTTCGCAATGACTTTAATTTCACCGCGTCGCTGCCACTGCTGGAGCGTGCTGCACAATTCCTCTACCTGAACCGCCATGGCTATCGTGGCCTTTGCCGATATAACAAGCGCGGTGAATTCAATAACCCTTACGGCAATTATAAAGAGCCATATTTCCCGCTGGCCGAAATCGAAGCGTTTGCCGTAAAGGCTCAGCGCGCGACTTTTGAATGTCTGGGGTACAGCGAAACCCTGAGCATGGTCCGTGCCGGTGATGTCGTGTACTGCGATCCGCCGTATCACGGCACATTCACCGCTTATCACACCGATGGGTTCAGCGACGATGATCAGCACTCGCTGGCCTGCATCCTGCTGGGTATCTCTGAGCGTAACCCGGTCATCGTTTCAAACAGCGACACGCTTTTTACCCGCAGCATCTACCGCGAATTTGACCTGACAAAAGTCACAGCTGCCCGCTCTGTTGGCGTAGCTGCCGGTGAAGGCAAGCGCGCACCTGAAATCATTGCAGTACGTAGCCCGAAGCCGTCACTGGTCTGGTCCGGTTTTGATATGGCGACGGACGCTGATTACTCAGCTGTAGCAGATGTGCAGCCATGATTCATTTTCACGGCGGCCCTATCACTCCAGACTTATGCGCACTGAAGGCATGGAAAGGCAGACATGCGTTTATCAGTTTTGCAAATCCTGAGCAGCTGCCGCTTGCCAGTGAGGTTTGTCAGAGCTTCGCACTGGATAATGGTGCATACAGCTTCTGGACTAAAAATCGTGTTGTTAACTGGCAGGAATACTATGCCTTCGTTGCGCGCTGGTTAAATCACCCGCGCTTCTCTTTCGCTTGTATACCCGACGTTATTGGCGGGACCAGCGAAGAAAACGATGCCCTTCTGGCTGAATGGCCACATGGAAAATTTGTAGGCTGTCCTGTGTGGCACATGTCTGAATCTGATGATCGATTCATCCGGCTTTGCCATGAATATCCGCGTGTCGCCATAGGTAGTATGGGCGAGTACGATGCAAAGCGGCCGCGCGCCTGCCGTGCAAAGTTGCGCGATCTGATCAGTAAGGTGGTCGATAAAAATGGATATCCGATAAGCAAGTTGCATGGCTTGAGGATGCTCAACAAAGATATTTTTATGCACGTTCCGCTGTCATCAGCTGACAGCACCAACGTCGCACGGAATATCGGTATCGATAAGGCCTGGAATGGCAGTGCTTACGCCCCGGCCAGCAAAGAAACCAGAGCCGCAGTGCTCGTTGAGCGTATTGAGTCACTGAATAGTGCCAGTGCTCTTAACTACGACGCAGAGCGTGATGCCTTTGCGCCGCAGCTGGCTTTTGAAATATGAATAAGTCTGCTGCGCCAGTTGAGTGGGCTTATCAGTGGAACGCCCCGAAAAAAGCAATCAACCCACAGCTGGACCCGGCGGAAGTTGCGCCGGTGTCCGCGCTTTCAAACCTGATCAGTCTTTATGCTGCAGATAACGAGCAGGAGCAGCTGCGCCGTGAGGCAATGAGTGATGAGGTTTGGGACCGCTACTTTTTCAATGAGTCCCGCGATCCTGTCCAGCGTGAAATTGTGCAGGACAGAATTGTCAGCCGGGCAAAGATGGCCCGCGAACAGCAGCAACACAATCCCGATCTGGTTATCGTGGCCGATGTCAGCGCCCAGCCTTCGCACATCAGCAAGCCTCTCATGGAGCGCGTTAAGTTTTTCCACAATCTCGGCAGGCCACAGGCTTATTCCCGTTACCTGCGCGAAACCATCCGACCCTGCCTTGAAAGGCTAGCCCGCGTGCGCGAAAGCCAGATTTCTGCTTCATTCCGTTTTATGGCCGGTCACGACGGGCTGGATGGCCTGCTGGCGTTGCCTGAGATGAACCAGAATCAGGTCAAGCGTTTATCAACGCTGGTCGCTGCGCACATGAGCATGTGTCTTGATAAAGCCAGCGGTCATCTGTTCGTCAGTGACGACGTGACACCAGAGCAAGTCCGCCAGGCATGGGAGCTTGTTGCTGCGGAAGCGATGCGCCTGGACGTAATCCCCCCGGCCTTTGAGCAGCTGCGCCGCAAAAAGCGCCGCCGCAAGCCCGTGCCCTATGATCTGATCCCGCCATCGCTGGCCCGTATGCTCTGCGCAGACTGGTGGTATCGCAAGCTGTGGCAGCTGCGTTGTGAATGGCGTGAAGAGCAGCTGCGCGCAGTCTGCCTGGTCAACAAAAAAGCGTCCCCTTACGTCAGTTTTGAGGCGGTGATCCATAAGCGTGAGCAGCGCAGGAAATCTCTGGAGTTCTTCCGTTCGCATGAGCTGGTCAGCGATGAAGGCGATACGCTGGATATGGAAGATGTGGTTAATGCCAGTAACAGCAATCCCGCTAACCGCCGCCTTGAGATGATGGCCTGCGTTAAGGGGCTGGAGCTTATCGCAGAAATGCGCGGCGATTGCGCCATGTTTTACACCATCACCTGTCCGTCGCGCTTCCACGCTACCCTGAGCAACGGCAGGCCGAATCCGAAGTGGACCACGGCCACGGTTCGCCAGAGCAGTGATTATCTGGTCGATATGTTTGCCTCTTTCCGCAAGGCCATGCACAAAACCGGTATGCGCTGGTATGGCGTGCGGGTTGCAGAGCCACATCATGATGGCACCGTGCACTGGCACATGCTGTGTTTCATGCGCAAAAAGGAACGCCGCTCAGTCACTGCTCTGCTGAAAAAGTTCGCCATCCGGGAAGACCGTGAAGAGCTTGGCGGCAATACAGAGCCGCGATTTAAGGCACTGCTTATTGATCCGCGTGAGGGAACGCCGACCAGCTATATCGCTAAATACGTTAGCAAGAATATTGACGGGCGAGGACTGTCGGATGAAATCAGTGCAGAAACCGGTAAATCACTGCGTGACAGCGCGGAGAACGTGGGCGCGTGGGCGTCACTTCACCGTGTTCAGCAGTTCCGTTTCTTTGGCATTCCGGGCCGCCAGGCTTACCGGGAACTGCGTGTGCTTGCCCGTCAGGCGCTGAGAAATCAGAGCGATAAAAAAGCCGGTACGCCGGTGCTTGAAAATGCGCAGCTGGACGCAGTGCTGGCTGCTGCAGATGTGGGCTGCTTTGCCACCTACATCATGAAGCAGGGCGGCGTGTTGGTTCCGCGTAAACATCACATCGTCAGAACAGCCTACGAGCTTAACGACGAGCCAACCCCTTACGGCGATCATGGCACCCGAATTTATGGCATCTGGTCCCCGTTAGTGGCTGGCCGCATCTGCACGCACGCAACGAAGTGGAAAATGGTCCGTAAGGCCGTTGACGTTCAGGAGGCGATAGCCGACCAGGGCGCTAGCGCCCCTTGGACTCGTGGCAATAACTGTCCCCCTGATGAAAAACTGAACATTTCAGGGGGCGATCCGGTATCTGTTGAACCTGTAGAGCCGGGCGAAACACCTGTGTATGGTCCGGCAGATTTCGACAATATGACCAGAAAACAGCGCCGGGAACTGCTGGCGCGTCTCCGAGTGGTAAAGCCGCGCCAGAAAAAGAGTTATAAGCAGGAAATTGACGACTGTCAGCGGGCACTTCTGGTTAGAGAACTGCGGGTGAGGGGTTTTACCGGGGAAGATAAAGAAACAAACCTGCTTCTGTCCGGAGGCAGTCTTAATTCTGGTGCGGGTATGCGCATTTTCTACCGGAACGGGCGGCTACAGGAAGATGATAAATGGCGGAAATGGAGCTGATTCAGGTCCAATAGCTATAAGCGAAGCCGCTCAAGTCCCTCATGATTTCGCTTTATCCAATTAAAATAACGAGTTGAAAACATCACCCAATCGATATTTTTTTAGGATAAGCCCTTATTGAACGTAAAAAACGTTTCACATTTTTAAGACCATACTATACTGTACGCATATACAGTTGTTACGTCGAGGGAGGACAAATGAGCGATCATCTTCTGGAGGAAATTAAACTCCAGCGCATTGATTTTATTCTTAAAAAAGTTGCTTTTGATACGTGCGATTTCGAAGAAAAGGAAATGGCAATTCACTGGTTAGTAGAGTTATCAGGTGAATTGATGGCTGAGGTTAGAAAGGCCAAATCATTTAAATCTGAAGTCGAACGCCATTGAGAGGGACTTATGCATATTGAAATTATGATTAACAAAGAGCCGAAAATCAGTGAAGACATTCTCAGCGCCCTTGAAGCTGAGCTTTACAGAAATTTCCTGCCGGTTTATCCCGATACAAGTATTCGCATCCGTAAGGGTAGTGCTAACGGAGTGGTCCTGAGCGGAGTCAGACAGGACGATGATAAAAAGAATGTTATGGATATTCTGCAGGCAGTATGGGAAGACGACAGCTGGCAGTATCAACACTGATAACGTTGCTGGCGTCAAAATTCACTTTTGGCGCTGGCAAGGTTGAACAACGAGCATTGCGAGGCGTTAGGCGATGGCCGGAAGCGATTCAAATTTTCAGGTAGTTTACCGGGGCGAAAGCCTGACTGATTATGCGCCTGGCGGATTAGTTTTCTTTCAGCGGCCAATAGAGAACGGCGGCGGGTTCTGGTTGGGCCGGACTTATGATGGTGTTTTCTGGCTTGAAATCCCGGCCCCTGTTTCTCTTTCACAGGGACTTTTATACCTGCAGGCGGTGAAAAATTCTGCCCCGGCTGATGTGAAATACATACCCCTGGATAATAACCTTTCTCTGTTCTGACTCCATGCGCATGAGTGCATGTCTATGCTGCATGAATCCGCATGATCCCCAAAGGATCGTTAGCCCTCCGGCCCGCCAGTACTGGTGGGCTTTTGCTTATGTCATGCAGGTGCATGAAAACCACTGCATAAAGCGGGCAGGCGTGGCGGGGCTACGAGCGCGCGCTAGCACATACAGCTTGACTCTCTCTGCCAATAAGATGCATTTTCATAAAGCTCACATTGAGAGTGAATTCTGATCGATTCGTTTTATACTTTATTTGGCAGATTCGACTTGTCTTTGTTAGACGCAATGTGATCAGTAAGGCATAGTTCTCCACTATCGCTTGAAAGGGCGAAGGACTAAACAAAGGATAGAATGATGAAATATGCAACAAATGCCGTTTTTGGTCTATCGCGTGACTTACCATTGAATTATGTTGAGAGGCCGCGAGTAGATGGAAAACTAAAAACTGAGCTAGCAGCCAATAAACATATTGTTATCTATGGGAGTTCTAAGCAAGGCAAGACCTGTGTGCGTAAGCATTGCATGTCTTCCGACGACTACATTTTAGTACAGTGTTCGAATCGTTCAGATGCATCTGAGCTTAATGCTAGCATATTAAAACGCGCCGGATTTGAAATTACTCAGTCCACCAAAAGAGGAATGACTGGGAAAAACAAAGTAGTTGCTTCTGTAAAAGCTACTGTGTTTGGTATAGGTGGTTCTGGCGGTGGAGAAACCGAGGATACTCATTCTCAAGAGATAACTACTACTCCTCTCGAAATCGATATTGATGATGTTAACGATGTAATAGCCGCATTGAAATCTATTAATTTTGATAAGGTCATAGTGCTTGAAGATTTTCACTATATGCCTTTTGAGACACAGAGAGACTTTTCAATAGCATTGAAGGCTTTCCATGAAACGTCATCAATAACCTTCATCATCGTTGGCGTTTGGTTAGAGGATAATAGATTAATTGTTTACAATGGTGATTTAACCGGTCGTATCATTTCCGTTAATGCCGACATTTGGTCAGATGACGAGCTAATGCAGGCCATTCAAACTGGAGGGACACTTTTAAACATTAATTTCACCGAAGAGTTCAAAAAACAAATTTTAGCAAATAGTCTTAAAAGTATTTATCTGGTTCAAGAAGCATGTAGGCGAGCGTGTGAGCTGACCAATATTTTGGAAACAAGCCCTCAAACCATTACAATTGGTGATGGTATTGATGGAAAACAATTAATCGCTGAGATAGTTTCCGATCAGTCTGCACGATACAATTCTTTTTTGGTGAATTTCTCAGAAGGATTTCAAGATACTGAGTTAAAGATGCACAAATGGATTCTTTATCCAGTGCTAACAGCAACTATTGAAGAATTGGAGCTAGGCTTAAGATATGGATATATTCGATCAACTTTACAAACAGAGCATCCGCGTGGTGAAGGGCTGAATTTGGGTAACCTGACTCAGTCACTTCAATCAACTGCTTCATTACAAATCAAAAAAAATATTATGCCAATTATTCTTGATTATGACCAGACGAACAGAAAATTGAATGTGGTTGATAAAGGATTTTTAATCTGGTTACAGCATATGGACGTTAAAGAAATTATGGACGAATTAGAATTTGTAGATTAATGATGCTGCTCAAGCAGCATCATTAAAAAAGTCAATCCCTATCGTCAAGGACGTAGGGATTAAACTTAATCACCTCATCATTAAGCCAGTCATTAAGCTCTTCAAAGCGCCTCTGCAATGGTATCAGTTCATTACGCACAAACACTTTGCTGGCCTTTTCAACGTCACCGAACCCGCCCGTGTTGCTGGGGATAATCCCCATGAGCTGCGGCGGCACACGATGCACGGCCAGCATGTCATCGCGGCTCACGTTTTTGATGTTCAGGAATTCATCCTTCGCCGCTACCTCAGACAGCGGAATGATCTGGATGCCGTCCTTTTTCCCATTCGGGCTGTACATAAACAGGTTACGGAAGTTACCCGGCCCCTTTGCGCTTTTCATGGCACCGCGGATATTGTCCACGTCCTGCTGACTCTGCGCGGGGTCGGTCATGTACATGATGAAACCCGCATGACTGCCGTTAAGGTAGTACTTACGGCGGAACAGCGTAGCCGACTCATTCAGCAGCGCCGACGGGATAGCCGACAGGTAGCCCGGCAGGCCGTAAATCTCCTGATTGATGTCCGGCTCCATCAGGTGAAACACGCTGCCCTTCGCAAACTCATACGGCTCCGTGTTAATGCCATAGTGCGCATACCAGTATGTGTCCAGGTCAAGGCCGCGCCGGGTAAACTTTGCCAGTGACGGCTCCAGCTTCAGCACGTTACCGAGGCGGCTGGTCCGCTTCTCCAGATAGGCATTGCCGAAAATCAGGTAATCCAGCGCAAAGCGGCTGAATGCCTGCTGACTCAGCAATGGGTGCGGGATAAAGGTACTCGCCAGAATGTTGCACTTCACGCTAATGGGTGAGCTGTGATGCACGGCGGCACGGAACGTGCGCGCCAGCCCGTCAACGCTCACGGGCGGTTCATACCAGCGATCATTAATTACGCACTCCACGTAGTCCAGCAGTTCGCGGCGGTCCAGCACCGGGATCGGGTCGCCAAAGGTAAACGCCTCCGACGCTGCCTCGCTGGTCATGTTATCCGGCTGCGGCACGGGCTGCGTGCGGGTGCGGTTCCTGCGTTTGCTCATCAGTAAATCTCCACAATGTTCTGCGTGTGTGCCGCCTGTCCCTGCAGCGGCTCGTTTGCCAGCGCGTGCATGGTCGCCCAGGCTAAATCGCCGTGGCTGACTTCTTCGCTGCGGCTGGTTTCATAGGTCGGACGGTTGCCGCTGGCCGTGGTGGCCTTGCGGATAGACATGAATGACTGCGCGATGTCGAGGTGGCTGGCGTCAAACTCCAGCCGCCCGCTGGCGATGGTGTCGTAAGCCTTCAGCACCAGGGCGTTCTTCACGTTCGGGTTATAAACAAACTCCTTCACCTGCGGGAAAAACGCTTTGACGTTCTCATACACGCCCAGCCCGACGCCGGTGGAGTCGATGCCGATATAGGTGACGTTATACTGCTGCGTCAGCGTCCTGATGGCGTCAGCCTGCGCCCGGAAGTCCATCCCGCGCCACTGGTGGCGCTCAAGGATGCGGAACTTACCGCCCGGCACGGCAGGCGGTGCCATGACCACACATCCGGCACTGTCGCCGTTCTGCGTTCCTTTCGCCGGGTCATAGCCGATCCATACATCTTTCCAGCCGAACGGCCGCAGCGCCAGCGCTTCAAAGTCAGTCCAGACTTCCCAGCTGTCCACCATGCACTTCTGCAGCATGGCCAGCTGGAACACCGACGCCAGATCGTCCATGAATACGCACATCAGCAGGTTCTGATAGTCCTCCGGGCTGTAGCGCGTGCGCAGCTGCTCCAGGTCAAACAGGTCACAGCCACCACGCACCGCATCTTCAACCGTGACGATCTGGCGAAACTGGCCGTCTTCGCAGAGGCGCCCGGCGGCCAGTGACTGATGGCTGAGGTCGATATCAACCCTGTCCGCTTTGGCCCGGCCCTTGTTGAACTGCGAACCGGACCAGAACGGATAGGCGCTGTGGGTGAGGCTGGACGGGGTGGAAAAGTAGGTTTCGCGCCACTTCTTGTGCAGCGCCATGCCGGACGCCACTTTCTGCAGTTCCTGAAACTTCGGGATCCAGAAATATTCATCCAGGTACAGATTGCCGTGATAGCTCTGCGCGGTGCGGGCGTTGGTGCCTAAGAAATACAGGCACGCGCCGTTGCTGAGCGTCATCGGGTCGCCCTTCAGGTCTACGTCCACCTCGCGGGCAAATTCGATAATGTACTGCTTGAAGACGTGCGCCTGCGCCTTGCTGGCTGACAGGAATATCTGATTGCGCCCGGTGGTCAGCGCATCGATCAGCGCCTCGCGGGCAAAAAAGAAGGTCGCACCAATCTGGCGAGACTTCAGCAGGTTGCGAACCGAATACTTATTTCCTGCCTCCCACCACTGACGCTGATAGCCGAACATCGAGCCGTGGAAAACCTCCTGCAGCTTCTCAATCTGTTCGTCGCTGAACAGGTTCTTTTCCGGGGGCTTACGCGGGCCTTTGTTCCGGTTCTCCACGTTCGGGTTCAGGTCCGCTTCATTGCCGCCGTTGCTGAATTTACCGATCCGGGCGTGGCGCTCGGACTGCCGCGCCAGCAGGTCAATTTCCTTAAAGTCTTTCCCTTCCTTCTGCTCCTTCATGATGAGCTGGCAGTAGCGTGCGGCGGTGGTCAGCTGCATCTGATCCAGCGGGCCATAGTCGCCCCACTTATCGCGCTTTTTCCAGCTGTGAACGGTTGCGGGTTTCTCTCCCAGCATTTCAGCAATGCGGGCGATGCGGTATCCCTGAAAGTACAGCAGTAAAGCCTGCCTGCGGGGATCGAGGTCGTCGGGGGCGGGTGTCATGTTCATGCAGCCAAAATACGGCCCCGCCGCTTCCTTTTCCGCCATCCCTCATTGTGTGGTTTCCCGCACAACGTCCGCGCGTTGTTTCGATACCCCTGCCGCCGCAACCATAGAGCCTCACAGAGTTTTACTGACCGGAGCCTGGACAATGGCAAAGAAAGCAAAGCGTTTTCGTATCGGGGTGGAAGGTGCCACCACAGACGGGCGCACCATCGAGCGCAGCTGGCTTGAACAGATGGCGGCAAATTACAGCCCTGAGCTGTACACCGCCGTGATCAACATGGAGCACATCAAGGGCTACACGCCAGACAGTCCATTCCGTCGCTTTGGCGTAGTGGAAGCGCTGGACGCTGAAGAAATCAGCGACGGTCCGCTGAAGGGCAAGCTGGGGCTGTACGCCCTGATCAACCCGACTGACGAGCTGGTCACGCTGACCGGCACCATGCAGAAAATCTTTACCTCTATGGAAATCCGCCCGGAATTCGCGGACACCGGCGCGGCCTATCTGATTGGCCTGGCCGTGACCGACGATCCGGCCAGCCTCGGCACGGAAATGCTGCAGTTCAGCGCCAGCGCCGGGGCGAACCCGCTGGCAAACCGTAAGCAGCATCCTGACAACGTTTTCTCTGCCGCTGAAGAAACCCTGATCGAGTTTGAGGACGTGGCCGACGAAAAGCCCGCCCTGTTTGCCCGCATCAAAGCGATGTTCAGCAGACAGCAGCAGACCGACGCGGCGCGCTTCAGCGACGTGCATCAGGCCGTTGAGCTGATTGCCACCGAGCAGCAGGACCTGAGCGCGCGCATTGAAACGGCGCTGAGCGAACAGGCCGACAGCCTGAAATCACATTTCAGCAGTGCGCTGGGTGAGGAAGTGCTGAAGCGCGAAAAGCTGCAGGCGGACTTTACCGAACTGCAGCAGCAGCTGAGCCGGGAAGATGGCCGCCAGCAGGTCCGCCCGCGCACGCAGGGTAACGGCAGCGGCGGCGAAGTGCGCACCGACTGCTGATACAGCGGCGGCAAACCTTTTTAACGAACAGAGAAAGCGAAGCGATGAAAAATACTACCCGTTTTAAGCTGAATGCTTACATGTCGGTGCTGGCAGAAATCAACAAGATTGATCTGTCCGCGCTGAACAGCAAATTCACCATTGAGCCGTCCGTGTCGCAGACGCTGGAAAGCAAAATTCAGGAGTCGTCCGCGTTCCTGCAGGCCATCAACATCATGCCGGTCAGTGAGCAGAGCGGCGAACGGCTGGGGCTGGGGATCGGCACCACCATTGCAGGCACTACCGATACCACCCAGAAAGAGCGCGAGCCGACCGATCCGACCTACATTGACGGTGACGGCTACAAATGCACGCAGACCAACTTTGACACGGCGCTGCCTTATTCAAAGCTGGACATGTGGGCGAAGTTCAGCGATTTCCAGGTGCGCATCCGTGACGCCATCGTGAAGCGTCAGGCGCTGGACCGCATCATGATCGGCTTCAACGGCCTGAAGCGAGAGAAGACCTCCAACCGCGTGCAGAACCCGCTGCTGCAGGACGTGAATATTGGCTGGCTGGAAAAAATCCGCCAGGAAAAACCGGCGCAGGTGCTGGGTCAGCACATCGGTGACGACGGCAAAGTGGTGTCGGACAAAATCACCGTGGGTAAAAACGGCCTGTTCCGTAACCTGGACGCCGTGGTGATGGGTGCGGTGTCGGAAAAAATCGGCGTGCAGTATCAGGACGACACCGAACTGGTGGTTATCTGCGGACGCCAGCTGCTGGCTGACAAGTATTTCCCGCTGGTTAATCAGAGCCAGCCCAACACCGAAGCGCTGGCCGCTGATCTGATCATCAGCCAGAAGCGCATCGGCGGCCTGCAGGCGGTCCGCGCCCCGTACTTCCCGGCGAATGCGCTGCTGATCACCCGCCTGGATAACCTGTCCATCTACTGGCAGGAAGAAACGCGCCGCCGCTCGATCATCGACAACCCGAAACGTGACCGCATCGAAAACCTTGAGTCGGTTAACGAGGCTTACGTGGTTGAGGACTACGACTGCACCTGCCTGGTGGAAAACATCGAGCTGCTGGAGCAGGAGCCGGAGAAAGAGCCGGGTGAAATGAGCGACGCGGAAATCGCACGCATCGCCGCCGTGGCGGCCAGCGTGGTGAAGTCCATGAGCGGCGCGGGCAGTTCAGCCGCCAGCGCGGACACCACGCAGACCGGTGATGCCGGTGATGGCAGCAAAGGCGGAGCGTAACCCGTGACTAACCCTTTCCGCGCGCATACGCGCTTTATTCAGGCACAGGAGGCCGCCCGGTCGGGCGGCAGTGGCCGCAGCACAAAGGGCTATGACCTGATGCTGCTGCAGCTTAACGAAGACCGCCGCCGCCTCAAGGGCATCCAGTCCAACGTCCGAAAGGCCGAAATCAAGGTGGAGGTGCTGCCGAAGTACGCCGCCTGGGCTGAGGGCGTGCTGAGTGCTGACGGCGCGCAGCAGGACGACGTGCTGATGTACGTGATGCTGTGGCGCGTTGACGCCGGTGACTATGCCGGTGCGCTCGCGATTGGCCGCCACGCGCTGAAACACGGCTGGGCGATGCCGCTGGGAAGCCGCACCACGGCGACGGTGCTGGCCGAAGAAATTGCCGACGCGGCAAAGGCCGCCATCCTGGCAAAGACGCCTTTTGATCCGGACCTGCTGCTGGAGGCGCTGGAGGTGGTCGACGCACACGATATGCCCGATCAGTCGCGCGCCCGTCTGCACAAGTCCATCGGCTGGGTGCTGACGGAAAGCAGCCCGGCGTCAGCGCTGAACCATCTGAAACGCGCCCTGCAGCTGGACGAGAAATGCGGCGTTAAAAAAGACATTGACCAGCTGGAGCGGAAAATCCGTAACGCCAGCTGATAACCGGACGTGCCCACGCGCGGGGCGGCACGGGGTGGCGACAGGCAGCGCCGCATCAAAACCCCGTCCACCGCCCACCTATTCAGGAGTAACAGAGCAATGGAATTTATCGCGCCACAGAAGGCGACGGCAGCGCCGGACATCATCCCCAATAACTCATTCTGGCCGGATGTCGATCTGGCGAAATTCCGCAGCGTCATGCGCGTTGACGGCACCGTGACGCCGGAGCGTCTGCGTCAGGTGGTGCTGACCGCTATGGCAGAGGTAAACGCGGAGCTTTATCCGTGGCGTGAGCGGCAGGAGCTGGCCGGTCATAACGGCCTGGCTGACGTTCCGGCGGAGAAGCTGGCCGGTGAGAGCGTGCGCCTGCATCACTACATGAATGCGGTGTGGTGCTGGACGCGTGCGGTGCTGAACGAGCGCTATCAGGACTTTGACGCCACCGCAACAGCAGTTAAGCGCGGCGAAGAACTGAATGATGCCAGCGGCGACCTGTGGCGCGATGCGCGCTGGGCCGTCAGCCGCGTGCAGGACATGCCGCACTGCACCGTGGAGCTTATCTGATGAAGGTGCGTGCGCAGCAGTATGACACTGTGGACGCACTCTGCTGGCGTCACTACGGGCGCACGCAGGGGATGACGGAACAGGTACTGCAGGCAAATCCGGGGCTGGCGGAGCACGGCCCCCTCTTACCGCACGGGCTGGAGGTGGAGTTGCCGGACGTGACAACGACGGCCACCGTGCAGGCCGTCCAGCTTTGGGACTGAATCATGTGGGAAAAAATCAGCACCTTTATCACCTGGTGCATGGCGGTAGTGATGGCGTGGCTGGGCGGCATGGACCTGAAGGACATGGCCACCGTGGCCGGGGTATTCATCGGCCTGCTGATGGCGCTTATCAGCTGGTACTACAAACACAAAACCTATCAGCTGCTGGCAAGCGGGCGGATTACGCGGGAGGAGTATGAATCTGCAGATCGTTAAACGCTGCGCCGTGGGCGTGGTGCTGGCACTGGCCGCCACGCTGCCCGGCTTTCAGCAGCTGCATACCTCCGTGGAGGGGCTGCGGCTGATAGCCGACTATGAGGGCTGCCGCCTGCAGCCGTACCAGTGCAGCGCGGGAAAGTGGACTGACGGGATCGGCAATACGTCCGGCGTTGTGCCGGGTAAGTCCATCACGGAACGGCAGGCGGCGGGGAATTTCATCACCAATGTGTTACGCACTGAGGCGGCACTGGCGCGCTGCGTGGCGGTCTCTATGCCGCAGCAGGTTTATGACGCGCTGGTGTCGCTGGCGTTCAACGTCGGCACCGGCAACGTGTGCGGCTCCACGATGGTGGCGTTGCTGAAAAAGGGCCAGTGGCGCGAGGCGTGTTATCAGCTGCCGCGCTGGGTGTACGTGAAAGGCGTATTCAATCAGGGGCTGGATAACCGGCGCGGGCGAGAGCTGGCCTGGTGCCTAAAAGGAGTCTGAAATGCAGCTGTTTAAAAAATGGTGGTTTACGGCGTTACTCACCGTCCTGCTGACGCTGGTCAGCATCAGTCACGGCAGCTTTGCGGGCTATCCGCTGGCGGCGCTGCTGTGGGCTGACTTCTTCGCCTGGGCCGTTATCGGGTTTTCCGGCCTGTACGCCTGCGCCCTGACCGGCAGTGACCGAAAGCAGGTGTTTGCCTGGCTGCTGCGGTTTGCGCAGTTGGCTGACCGCGTGCCGCTCAGATGGTATCACCGCGTATTTATTGCGGTGGTGATATGGGACACGGGCTGGAAGCTGGCGGCATTTGCCGGTATTCATGCGGTTTTTTATCGCCGGATGATCAGGTCAGAACTTGAACGGGCGGCAGCATGATTCGGGTACTGATCGCCATCGTGCTGCTCCTGATGGTCGTCACCGGCGTGCAGTCTTACCGGCTGAGCAGCGCCCACGGCAGGATTGATGCGCAGCAGGAAGCTATTGCGGGCCAGGGGAAAAAGCTGAGCCAGAAAAACAGCCAGCTGATTGCCCTGAACATCCTGACGCAGACCAGCAGCCAGGCACAGACGCAGCTTTACGCCGCCGCCGAACGCAACGGCCAGCTGCTGCGCGACCGGCAGCGAAAAATTGAGGAGCTGAAACGTGAAAATGAAGACCTGCGCCGCTGGAGTGATACCGCTTTGCCTGATCCTGTTATCCGGCTGCGCCAGCGTCCGGCCCTCGCAGGAGGTGGATCTTACCGTGAGTGGCTGTCCGAAAATCACCCGCTGCCAGCTGGATCCGGCAGCGCCGCGCACTAACGGCGACCTCCTGGCCCTGCTGGACGAAACGGAGGCCGCCTGGGCGGCATGTGCCGGTAAGGTCGATACCATCATCAGCTGTCAGGAAAAAGACGATGAACAAGCCGCAGTCCTTACGCAGCGCCCTGAATAAGTCGGTCCCTTACGTGGCTGATAACCCGGACCGCCTGCACCTGTTCGTTGACAGCGGTCAGTTGGTCGCCACATCCGCCGCGTCCCTGTCGTGGGAGTATCGCTACACACTAAACGTGGTGATCACCGACTTCACCGGCGACCAGAATCTACTGATGGCCCCGGTGCTTTTGTGGCTGCGGGAAAACCAGCCCGACGCGCTGCAGAACAGCGAGGCGCGAGAAAAGCTGTTTTCGTTTGAGGTCGATATTCTTGCTAATGACCGCTGTGACATCAGCATGGACCTGAAGCTGACCGAACGCGTGATAGCGACAGTTGAGAACGGCAAGGCACATATCGAAGCGATGCCGGAGCCGGACGCGCCGGAGGAATTCTGGACGGTGAAGCATGGCTGAACTGCATGAAGTGGATGCCTGGCTGGCTGCGCTGCTGGCACAGCTGGAACCGGCAGCCCGGAAAAAGATGCTGCGCGAGGTGGCGCGCGACGTGCGTCGCATTCAGCAGGCAAACATCACAGCACAACGTTCTCCGGACGGCACTGCATGGGAGCCGCGCCGCGTCAGCGCCCGCAGCAAAAATGGGCGCATCCGTCGCGGCATGTTCGCGAAGCTGAAAACTACAAAGTATCTGAAGGCAAAGACAGACGCAGACGCTGCTGAGATTGCCTTTATTCCTGGGGTGCAGAAGCTGGCCCGCGTTCACCACTACGGCCTGCGGGACCGGGTAAGCCGTCGCGGCCCGATGGTGAAATATGCAGAGCGCCCGCTTTTGGGAATTAATCCTCAGGTTAAGATCGAAGTTTTAAAAATTTTGATTAACTGGATTAATTGATGGTGTATTATAAAAGGAATGAGTAAATCATTCCTTTTGCAATATTCAGAGGCAACTGCGTTTTATTTAGTGGCTTTATTGTCAATCTCGTCAATATCATCATAGACATCATGTATTCTTGACTTGGCGCTAAAATCGGTATTTATTATTTTATCTAATTTCTCAGCAGTTGCGGGATCTAGTTTATTCTTGTCAATTTTAGGTGCATCTTTTTGCAACTTTTTGACTTTACGAGAAACTGCAATTTCCACCACTTTACTATAAATTCTCCTCAATACCTCAGGCATCAAAAGAGAAATGAATATGATGAATTGATAGTAGATGGCTTCAGTTAACATTGAAATTAACTGGTTTTTATATTTAAATCCCAAAAAAAAGCTAATGATAATATTGGCAAGTAAAGATAAGAGCATTAAATGCTTTTCATTATTTTTCTTCATCAGATTCAATCCCGAGTTTCATTTCATTAATGAGCCCATCTAAAAAATCATCCTGATACTCTTGAAGTTCGGTAATTGCATCCAAAAGTGATATTATCATTCCAAGCAAGGTCATAACTAAATAATGATTACGGTTTTCTGATATATACTCAAGAAAGGATGAGCTGTCATACGTATAGGGGGCATGATTGGCTGAGAAAATAAACGAGTCAGTTTCCTTACGATATGAAACCTTCGCATTTCCTTTGAGGTGAAAATTTACATTATTTACCGTCTCAAGCTTATCTATGTACTTGTAAGATTTGATATTATTTGCTGACGGTCTAAACACTGCAGTCATTGTAAAATCTGACGGCATGGTATCCTCAATTATATCGGTATATTTTTGAGGGGTTATAAGGTAAGTAATTCCTTTTTTGTGGAAAGTGATAGAGTCTGAATCATTGTTTTCTTCAATCTCAACCCCTTTCAGTTTTTTCAAAACTGGCTTTATCTCTTCTAAGGTGAAATGCATATAAATTTCTCTAATTACTATCAATTGTATGATTGATTATACAAGTCTTGTCGCTGCGTTGGAAAGCGCAGATATGTCAAACTTAAAATCATGGAAAGAAAATTAACTGAAATAATGCGCCTTATCACTAACCTGATCCGCACCGGCATTGTGTCCGAAGTGGACCCGGTGAACTGGCTGTGCCGGGTGAAAACGGGCGACCTTGAAACCAACTGGATTAACTGGCTCACCCTGCGCGCCGGTAGCACCCGCACATGGTGGAAGCCCACCGTCGGGGAACAGGTTGTGCTGCTGAGCCTGGGCGGCAATCTTGAAACCGCCTTTGCGCTGCCCGCCATTTATTCCGAAGCCTTCCCGCCGCCCGACTATTCAGAAGACGGCACCACCACCGTGTTTAAGGACGGTGGCTGGTTTCAGTACGAGCCGGAAACGGGCCAGTTGCTGATTAAGAACATTAAAAGTGTGCGCATTGAAGCGGCGGACGGCATTCAGCTGATCACCGATGCGCTGGGGATAGAGGCCAGCCAGACACGGATTAACGGTGACACCACGATGAACGGTGATGTGACTCACGGCGGCGGTTCAATGAGTTCTAACGGCGTGATTGCTGATAAGCACTTACACAACAAAGTGAAGACCGGCACCGATATGTCAGGAGGCCCGCAATGATGTATCTCGGCATGAACCGCGACAACGGCAAAGCCATTACCGATATCGATCACATCCGGCAGAGCATGCGCGACATCCTGATCACTCCGGAAGGCAGCCGCATCGCCCGGCGTGATTACGGCTCGCTGCTATCGGTGCTGATTGACCAGCCACAGAACGACGTGATCCGCCTGCAGGTAATGGCGGCGGTGTATGTCGCCATCAGCCGCTGGGAGCCTCGCGTGAGGCTTAGCACCGTAAACCTTACCAGCGACTTTGACGGCTCTATGGTGGTTGAGCTGACCGGCCAGCGGGATGACGGTTCGCCGGTTGCTATGTCTGTACCAACGGGGGTGAACAGTGGCAGTAATTGACCTTTCCCAGCTGCCCGCACCGCAGATTATTGAGGTGCCGGACTTTGAATCGCTGCTGGCTGAGCGCAAAGAGGCGCTGATTGCGCTTTATCCGGCGGATGAACAGGCCGCCATGCGCCGCGTGCTGGCGCTGGAGTCTGAGCCGATTGTGAAAAGCCTGCAGGAAAACACCTACCGCGAAATCCTGTTGCGCCAGCGCATCAATGAGGCGGCGCAGGCGGTAATGGTGGCCTACGCAATCGGCAGCGATCTGGACCAGCAGGCCGCCCGCAATAACGTGAAGCGGCTGACCATTACGCCTGCGAATCCCGACGCGGTGCCGCCGGTGGATGCAGTGATGGAATCAGACGATGCACTGCGCGTGCGCGTGCCGGAGGCGTTTGAGGGGCTGAGCGTGGCCGGACCGACGGGCGCGTATGAGTTTCATGCCAAAAGCGCCGATGGTCGGGTGCAGGATGTGTCCGCCATCAGCCCGTCACCGGCGACAGTACTGATCACTGTCCTGAGTCGCGAAGGTGACGGCACGGCGGCAGCGGATTTGCTGACTACAGTGGACACAGCACTGAGCGCCGACAGCGTGCGCCCGGTGGCCGACCGTGTGACGGTTCAGGGGCCGACTATTCGCAACTACAGCGTGAAGGCCAGGCTGCACCTGTTCGACGGCGTGGCCGCCGGTCCCTGCCTTGAGGCGGCAAACGCTAATCTGGCGGCTTACCTTACTGAACAGAAAAAGCTGGGGCGCAGCGTGCGGCGTGAGTCCTACGGGGCGGTGATGCGTGTGGCCGGTGTGGACTGGGTGGAAATCACCGAACCGGCGCAGGACATCATCATGGACCGCACGCAGGCGGGTTACTGCACCGGTACGGACATTTCCGTGGCGGGCGATCAGGGGGTGACATGAGCAACAGCAGCCTGATGCCGCCCGGTTCGTCTGCGCTGGAGCGCCGTTTAGCGCAGGCGTGCAGCGGGATTTCCGGGCTGAACGTGCCGCTGCGCGACCTTTGGAACCCGGCCACCTGCCCGGTGAGCTTTCTGCCCTATCTGGCCTGGGCCTTTTCAGTGGACCGCTGGGACGAAAGCTGGGCTGAGAGCGTCAAACGGCAGGTGGTGAGCGATGCGTTTTATATTC